CAAGCTGCAGGTGCTGGTGCTGGTGGTTTGCTAGGCTTTACATCGCAATCGATTGCAAGTGCCTCATACACGGTAACAGTTGGCGCAGGTGGATCAGGTTCAACAAGCAGCGGTGCAACTAATGGTAACGATTCGCAATTCGGCGCATTAACTTTAGTTAAAGGCGGCGGCTATGGTGCTACTTTTAATCAGGCAGCGGGCAACGGCGGCTCAGGTGGCGGTGGCTCAAGCCGAAATGGTGGCAGTAGTTCATCAACAGGTGGTACTGCTACATCTGGTCAAGGTAATGCTGGCGGTACAGGATCTTGGTACGCATCTGGCGGCGGTGGCGGTACATCTGCTGTTGGTGGTAATGCCACAACTAATCCAAACAGCTCTGATGCAAATACAGGTGGTACAGGTGGCGTAGGTACTACAAGTTATTCTGCATGGGGCAGCGCAACAAGTACCGGACAAAATGTTAGCGGCACTTATTACTATGGCGGTGGCGGTGGCGGTTCAGTAATCAACGTTCCAAGCGGCAAAGTAGCAGGCATTGGCGGATTAGGTGGCGGTGGCGCAGCTAGCGTTGCAAGCACTGGCACTAACGGAACTGCCAATACTGGTGGTGGCGGTGGCGGTGGTGGCTGGAGTGGCACACCACAGTTAGGTGGCTCAGGCGGATCAGGCGTTGTAATTGTGAGGTATGCGGTATGAGTCATTGGGCAGAAATTAATGAGCAAGGTTTAGTTATTCGCGTACTCGTAGGCGATAACAATGAACCCGATGAAGGCCAAGCATTTATGGAATCACTTGGCGGTACATGGGTTAAAACCAGCTATAACGGTACTATTCGTAAAAACTTTGCTGGCATTGGTTATAACTACGATGCGGATCGCGATGCCTTTATTGCCCCTAAACCTGATAACGCTACAGGTTTTGATGAAACTACTTGCCAATGGATAGTGCCAGCGCATGACTACAGCAATCAGTTATAACGGCTGGCCAGCATCTAAGGATGTTGAGTCGATCCGTATCAAGTCTTACCCAATCAAGGGTACAAAGATAAAGCTGCGATGCGCATATTTTGCTGCACCCTTATTGGTTGCCTTTGCTGAGCAATTTCATGAACTGATCGAGCCGATCGATGGCGGCACGTTAGATGACTGGGGCTACGCATATCGAAATGTTAGAGGCGTACCGGGCAAGTTAAGTAACCACGCATCGGGTACAGCTATCGATCTCAATGCAACTAAACACCCACTAGGTAAGGCTGGCACTTTCCCAGCTGAAAAGATTCCAATGATCCAGGCACTCACAAAAAAATACGGCCTTAACTGGGGCGGTAATTGGACACGCAAAGACGAGATGCATTGGGAGATAGCACAAGACCCCGTAAAAACTGCAAAGCTAATTGAAAAATTAGGGCTAAGTTACCAACAAACCTAAAGGGCATTTAGGAGTACAACCATGAAGGAACAAGCTAAGGCCGCTGGCCTTTCATACCTACGCGCTGCATTTAGCTGCGCTGCTGCGCTTTACATGTCCGGCATTACCGACTGGAAAACACTAGGTAATGCATTTATTGCTGGATTACTTGGCCCATTATTGCGCGCCATGAATCCATCCGATAGCACTTTCGGCGTTAAATAATGACGGCCGCCCAGTCGCTTTTAGCGATAGTCATAGCGATCTGCACCCTTGTTGGGTTTGCGGCTGGGCTGGTACGCCATTTAGTTAAGTATTACCTAAGCGAATTACGCATAGATAACAATGGCGGCCATAACCTACGCGGCCGTGTTGATCGTATTGAAACCAAGGTAGATACAATTATGGAGATTTTACTTAGCCGCTAGGCGTGTCGGTTATTGACCGCTGTCATACCCAGGCTTTACCCTTAATTTACACGTTAGGCAGGGCTACCTAATTCGGTGTAGCACGGCTTAACCCAAACAAGGGCGAAGTAAATGGATATAGAAAAGGTAGTAGCGTTAGTAATTCTTACTAATATTGGTTGGTTCGTTGTCGGTTGGTCGGTTGGCTACAAAGAAGGCGTTAAGGATGGCTTTAATCGTGGCCGCGCTGCAGGTTTAAGAGCTGCGTTTAACTCAGCTAAAGAGATCGTGCGCAACTCATGACATTTAACCTGGATAATTACGAGGATGTCAATAGCCGTATTAAGCGGTTTAGAGAAACCCATATCTCAGGCAGGATCATTACTGAGATCGTTGAGTTAAACGTCAAGGATGGTTATGTAATCATCCGTGCCAGCGTATTTCGTGAGCATGAGGATGTAGTCCCGGCGGCTGTGGACTATGCCTATGAGCTGCGTACTGATCGAGGCGTGAACAGGGATTTCTGGATCGAGAACTGCAGCACGTCTGCCATCGGTCGAGCCATTGGTCTGCTAATGCCTAGCGATGCACGGCCTACACGGCAGGATATGGAAAAGGTAGAACGCTTACAGGCTCAGCCTGCAGTAGAGGTTGATCTATGGGCTACTGCTATACCTGCAGTAAAGGTTGAAGGTGTCGGTAGTGTTCGGCCAGCAGCTGAAACGATCGCAGACATTAAAGCGCAACTAGGTGGCGAGATATTAGATCCTGCGCCGATTTGCAGTCATGGCAGGATGGCTTATAAGGAAGGAACTAGCCCGAAAACTGGGCAAAAATACCGGGGTTATACCTGTAGCAGTAAATCACGCAGCGATCAGTGCAAACCAATATGGCTATAACTGAGATGGCGCAGATAGTCCAGGTTATATTGGATCGATCGCAGGAAAAACAAGCTGCGGCATGTGGGTTTGCCCGTAGTACGGGTGAATTCTTAACTACGCCAGATCGCAGATATGACCGCAAAACAAATTACCATGAGTTTATCCTGGAAAATAGCGAGGCCGTTGGGTCTGAGATTGCTGTAGCTCAGTACATGGGGTTGCAGAATTTCGTGCCTACGGTTCACACTTACCGCGATGAGGCCGATATAACTGTCGGTAATCTGGGCTTTGAAGTTAAATGGACTAGGTATATTAATGGCCATTTAATTATTCACAAGGATTACCCACGCTTAACCGATGTGGCCATCCTGGTAGTAAATAAGTCACCTGTATATCAAATAGTGGGCTGGATGCCCGTGTTATGGGCTAAAAAGCCTAAATACTATAACGCAGCTGATGGCAATTTCTGGGTATCTCAACGTGAGTTATTTGAAATGGATGCATTAAGGAAGTCCGTATATGGCATTACTGAGAATTAAGTGCAGGGTTTGCGCCAAGATTGGTAGCGGCATGCAAACTCATAAGATTGTAGATGAGTTTATTAACCTGCCGCCTAACGTAGTTTGCGTTCAATGCTTAGGCTGTGGAGTTATGGGCATTGAGATGTTATTAGACACCGAACGCGCCAGAGATGAGGATATAGATGCCTAGTTACCTATATCGCTGCGACCAATGCGGCGGCGAATCAGAAATGAATCACCCGGTAAATACACACGGCGACAGCGCACCCTTGTGCTGCAGCTACCCAATGATACGCGTGTTTAGCGCACCTTCGATCATATTCAAAGGAACAGGATGGGGTAAAGATAAATGAGTAATCCAGAGATGCGTACGATATTGCAAGATCTAAGAGAATTACTAGCTAAAGAGATCGAGCATAAGTTTATGCCATTGCATGTATGCCAGGTATGCAATAACTTAGCCGAAGGCGCGTTAGTCGAGCAGATCGTAGCCACAATTAGGGGCGATGATGATTAATGCCGATGATTGGGCAATAGCCGAACGTATTGCACGTTTCAGCAAAATACACAGAACGCCACAGGATGTTATTGCTGCGTTCGAGGATCTTATGCAACAGGTTGATGCGGATGATAACGATGAGTAAGCGGCTTGGTGAGAAGTTTTACACTATTGTGGATAACGGTGTGTATAACTCATGCTGTGACTCAATACAGTTTAAATACTTGTGCATAACCTGTGGACAAAACGCAGGATGCTATTTCTGCAGCTTCAACCCAGATGAAAAGCATGAGTGCGATGAGCTGTGACACGCCCAACAGCCCGCGTAAATTCAAATGGATTTGGTGGGGCATGATACAATCTAGTCTTGTAATAGCATCTATTAATAATGCTTATGCTATTAATAATAATGATATAGAGAAAGAAAAATATAAACTCTATAGTCATATAAAACTAACTAACAG